GAGGCAGAGGCTTCAGTTGGGTAGACCCAGCAAAAGAGATTCGGGCCGAAGTTGAAGCCGTAAGAAACGGATTCAAAAGCCTCAATGACGTAGCGCGACAATACGGAAGAGACGTTGAAGAGGTGTTCCAGCAAATGCAGAACGACAAGGCAATGGCAGAGCGTTATGGAATCAGCCTAGCCTTTGAGCCTTTGGGTTCGCCTCATGGTCCTGTTGAGCCAGAGGTTGAATAGTGGCAGAAAACCACAAACCAACCGAGGGCATGATTTCCGAGGCAAACCGTGGCCTAGAGTGGAGACGAGAATTTGGCAGAGGCGGAACCTCAGTCGGAATCGCTCGCGCCAGAGACATCAGCAACGGCAGGAGTTTGCCGTTGGCAACCGTGAAGAGAATGAAGTCTTTTTTTGCGAGGCATGAGGTTGACAAAAAGGCCGAAGGATTCAGACCAGATGAAAAAGGTTATCCATCAAACGGCAGAATCGCCTGGGCTTTGTGGGGTGGAGATGCTGGCAAAAGTTGGAGTGGAAAAATCGTGAATCAAAGCGAGAGAAACATGGATTTAACTAGCATGACCGAAAGACACGTTATTGACGTTGAAGAAACGCAAGACGAGTTCATTGTGGCTTTTGCCAAGGCTCAAGAAGTCGCAGAAGAGCCGGAAGAAAGAGAAGTTGAACAAGTTGAAAAGCGAGACTTACCAGTTCAAACACAGTACCGAATGGGTTCAGTGCGGATGATGGACGAAGAACACGACCGTCGAGTGATGATGTCGATTAGTTCAACAAATCCGGTTGAAAGAGAGTTTGGCTATGAAGTTCTCGAACACAATGCTTCTTCCGTCGATATGGAATTCATGTCTTCAGGCAAAGCACCATTGCTTTTAGACCATGACGCCAGACAGCAGATTGGAGTTGTAGAACGAGCCTATATGGACAAGGACAAACTGCGAGCGCAAGTCCGGTTCAGCAAAAACGCAATGGCCGAAGAAGTTTATCGTGACGTAGTCGATGGCATTCGTGGCAACGTCTCAATCGGCTACCAGATTCAAGGCATGACGAAAGACGAACACGGTTACAAAGACAAACCGCTTTATCGGGTGAGTTCCTTCAAACCATTGGAGGTTTCAATGGTTTCCATACCTGCCGATTCTACTGTTGGAGTTGGCAGAAACTATCAGCCGGATCTTTCCGGTAATGAATCAACTGCAATTCAGGAGAATAAAATGGAAGAGCAGGTTCAAAAGCCGGAAGTAAATGTTCGGCATGAAGTCAATGAGAAGCTCAATGAGTACCGCAACCAATCTAGCCAGATTCTCGAACTTGGTAAGCGGCATAACGAATACGACTTGGCTTTCCGAGCATTGCAGGAAGAGAAGTCACTGGCTGAATTCCAAGCCATGCTTTTAGAGAAGAAGACTTCCAAGCCAATCGACTTCAGCGTTGACGCCACACCGAAAGAAAAGCGCAACTACAGCTTGGTAAGAGCGATTCAAGCCGCAGATGCAAAGGATTGGAGCAAGGCCGGATTTGAACTCGAAGTCTCTAAGGAACTGGCGAAGAAACAATCTCGACAACCAAAAGGCTTCTTTGTTCCTGACTTTGGCTGGCAGACTCGAACGGTATCAACCGCAGCCGGAGCAACTTTTGGCGCAGGAAGCAATATTGTGCCGGAAGACTACCGAGGTGACCGCTTTATCGACGCTTTGATTTCAACCAGTATTTTGGGGCAAGTGGGCGCAACCGTGTTGAATGGCTTGTCTGGGAATGTTGCAATTCCAAAAATCAGCACCAGCACCGCAGCGGCTTTCATTGCTGAAGGTGGGAGCGTGGGCAATTCTGAGCCTGACTTTGCGCAAGTCACCATGACCCCAAAGCTTTTGGCGAACAAGGTTGCCGTGACTCGCGAGTTGATGATTCAGTCTGACCCAAGTGTAGAGCAGCTCATCAGAAACAACATGGTCCGAATTTTCGCAGCCAAAATTGACAACGTTGCGCTCAAAGGTGGCGGATCAAACGAGCCAACCGGAATCCTTGGGACTTCTGGAATCGGTGACGTTTCCTCTGGCGGAACCAGTGGCAACGCGAACTTAAGCTATGGGAACGTGGTCGATATTATGACCGAGGTTTCACAAGACAACGCTCTGCTTGGCAATTTGCGTTGGGTAACTCATCCGGCAGTTGTCGGCAAGCTGATGCAGACACTAGTTGCTTCCAGCACTGACTCGCGGATGGTCATGCCAACACCGGATTCCATGCTTGGCTATCCGGTTGTTCAGACCACTCAAGCACCAAGTTCCTCACCTTACTCGCTGATTTTCGGGAACTTTGCTGACTTGTATGTCGGCTTCTTCTCAGCACTGGATGTGCTGGTTGACCCATACGGTTCAGCAGGAACAGCAACGACCAATCTTTACTTCTATCAAGATTGCGATATTGCGGTTGCTCATGCTGAAAGCTTCGCGGCAGCGCAGGATGTGACCGTTGCGTAAGTGTATCAGCTAGATGAGTTACAAGGTTGGGGTGCTGCTCGACCTTGTATTCTCTTGTGTGGCGGACCTTCTGCGCCTTCAGACCTAGCGAAAGCCAAGGCGCAGATTGGTTCAAAAGATTACGACTTAGCCGGAGTTAATAATCACGGCTTACTTTTTCTTGGGGAACTTGCCTGGTGCTACGCGCATGACGTCCGAATGGTCAAACACCTTCAGGAATACGAAACGCCAGCAATTGTTCACCATGAACCAAAGAATTTAAGAGACAAAGACATTCACGGTGGAATTGTCCCATTCATACGACTCAGCGGACCAGAAGCACTTTGGACCGCAGACTTTTTGGGCTACTCAGAAATTCATGTTTGTGGTGTCGATTTCTACACCGGAAAGAGGCGCTACTGGCATCAATGGGATTTAGACAAAAAACCAACAAGAGTTCAGGAAGACCAACAAGGCAAGTGGATTGAGGCGAGAGATTTAATGCAGAATCCAGAAAGAGTGATTGTTTACAACGAAAGGCTTCAAAGGATATTCCAATGAAGATTCAGATTATCAGAGGCACGGTAGCAAACGGTGGACCTGTGAGAGTAGGACAAGTGATTAGCGTTGACCCAAAAGAAGCAAATCAACTGATTGGCATGGGCAAAGCGATTGTTTATGAGAATCGCGCCAAAGGCTTGGACGAGGCAGAAGCACCACCTGTGACCACTCGAACCACAAAAACAGCACGAAAGCCTAAAGCTAAATGAGCGTTGAAACTGCTGCTGATCTAACTGCCATGCTCACAGACTACGGCTCAACCGTAACGAAAGCGGACGCAAGCACTTTTGTGGCGATTTTTGACAATGACTTTCTGGCAGTTGATGTAGACGAAAGCGAAGTCGAAAGCTCAGAGCCAACACTACTAGCCAGAACCGCTGACGTTTCCAGCCTAGCGCATGGCGACACGCTGACAATCAGCGCAGTCAACTACACGGTTCGAGGCATTCAACCGGATGGCACCGGAATGACGCAAATCATGTTGGGTGTGTAATGGCGCATAAACGAGCGCAGATTAAATCCAGAGTGGCAACGGTTCTAACCGGACTTGCAACCACTGGAAGCAATGTCTTTCTTTCGCGCACTTATCCAATCGCAACCAGTGATTTGCCTGGGCTGCTGATTTACGCAAATTCTGAAAGCATTGAACGACTAGAGATTGGTATTCAAAACAGGCAACAGCGAAACCTTGATTTGGTGATTGAAGCAGTAGCCAAAGGCAACACCGCAGAAAGCACTTTGGACACAATCACGGTTGAAGTTGAGGAAGCAATGGCGAACGACCAGACACTCAATGGGCTGGCAATAGATTCTCGCATCACTGATACGCAGATCCGGCAAGCGTCTGCTGAAAGTGAGTTTTTCATAGCCTCATTACGGTATGAGATTCTTTACCGTACAACTGAAAACGATGTCGAATAATAAGGAGACAAAATGGCAATTCCAGATCGTTACTTACGGTTAAGAAGTTCTCAGCCGTATATTACAGCCGAAACCACTGCTGGCAGTTATGTTGCTGTTTCTGCTGGTGATGGATTCACCACAACCGAACCTTTGGCACTAAGTCAGACGTTCAACACAAGCGACATTTCCGAAGTCGGCACTCGCCTGCTTCAGAACAGAAGTTTCGTAAACTATGCCGAGCGAGCAACCTTTGATATTCCGTTTCTAGTCAAACCTTCTGGAACAGCCGGAACCGTACCAGCCGAAGATACTTTGCTGCAAAAGGTGTTTGGGACACTGACCACTTCTGCTGGAGTATCAAACACTTACAGCTTTAGTCGAGTCTCGGATACTTTCCAAGTGGCGCAACTGGTAGACACCTACAAACTCTATGTGAGCAACGGGACCGTTGTCGAAGGCTTCTCTGTAGACATTACCAGAGATGGCGTCTTCACCATGTCCGCCAATTGCCGAGCAAGCCGAATCCGCTACTCTGGACCTGTCAACGCGACAGGAACAGACGTCTCAGTTACCGATTCCTCGCCTGCCACCGTCACCTTAGATCCTGCCTCAAACGCAGTCGCTGCCGATTATTTCTTCGCTGGACAACTGGTGGACATTTACGATTCAAGCGATTCACAGGTTAACACCGGAGGTGCCGCAACCATCAGTTCACCAAGCACAACAACCGCAACGGTTGGAGTGCAAGCCGCTTCTGGTGACTCTTTCACAGTCAGCGCGACTGACTACCTAGTACCGCACTTGCCAGCCGCAACTCTAAGCACCTTTGAGCCAATTGCCACCAGTGCCGCTCAAGTGTACTTAGCCGCTCAGAACACCGCAGCCGCAAGCTTGATTGCTTCAGCTAACGAGTTTCTCGCTACTGGCTTCTCAATGAGTGTTTCTAAGAATCTTGGCGACCCAGGCTTGGCAGAAATGACCGGAGACAAATATCCAGCAGCCAGTTATGTCAGCAACGATATTACCGTGACAGGCTCTTTTGATTTTGTGATGAGGCCAGCACAAGCCTATCGCTTCGAGCAGTTTGCTCGATTAGAGCAAATCGCAATTGGCGTTCAAGTAGGCGACACCGCAGGCAGCATTGTTCAAATCGTCATTCCATCTGCTCGCGTTTCCATTTCAGGGACAGAGCAAGACGGAGCCGCAGCCGCTTCCGTGGACTTTGCCTTAACTCAAGGCTCTTCTGCAACAGACGCAGCCGCTTTCTCACTCATTTATAAGTAATAATTCATGCCTTCAATTTTTGACGTCCAGCGAGCGAACGAAGTAACTATCGACTTCAATGACGCAGACCTGGACCTAGAAGCAACCTTTCAATGCGTTTTACCTCACCAAAAGCTTTTGACTGAGGCATTGAACGCAGCCACGAAGACGCAAAAAGGCAAGCAAACGATTGATTCTCTTATGTTTGCTCGAAAGCTTTTTGTGCCTTGTGTGCAGTCCTGGTCATTCGACGAAGATTGTAGTGTTGAGAACAAAAGTCTGTTTGTTGGAGAAGACGCAGCACTCAATAAAATGGCAACGCATGTTAGCTTGAAGCTGATGCGTCTGGCTCAGGCGAAAGTCGATGACGAAGAGGGAAATTAAAAAGTTACCTAGATTTAGTTCTTGAAAGAGCAACTTATCTAGGTGACTCGCAAGAGCATGGCATTCAGGAAGGCGACAGATACCAAGCCGTTTGGTGTTGTAAAACTGCTGACAACGTTTGGCAGGAAGACGAAGAGCCACCTTGTGCAGTTTGTCCAAACAACCTGACGCTGAGCGAACGCAACCTGGCAGCGGTTCAGGCGTTCAGAGACTTGGACACCACAGGCAGAGACTTGGGTTTTGATATTGGTTTTCTGCGAGAAGAAGCGATTGATTGCTGGCTCAGAAGAAACCAGACCAACACACCAGAAGTCTATTCGGCTTTAGTGACAATCGACCGAGAAGTCACTAGCCACAGAAAGAAAGAAAACGAGCGCAAACGAGACTTGCAAAAGAAAAAGTCTACAACCGCTCGACCTACCCCAAAGCCTAGAAGAAAACGATAAATGGCAAACGCAGCCTCTACCATTGAAATTGAATTAGAGATTCGTGACGCCATAAATCGTTTGGGCAGGCTTGAAGGCGAACTGAAAAAATCGTCTTCTGCAATGGACCGAGTGGCGAACTCAACGAATAAAATGGAATCGGCTTTCAAGTCTGCAAAGAATGCCGCTTCTGCTCTGTTTGCTGCGATCAGTATCCAACAGATTGCACAAGCCGCAGACACCTTCACACGTTTTGCCAATCAAATCCGCATTGCAACAAATTCAGCCGCTGAAGCCGCAGCGGTTCAGAAAGAGTTGTACCGAGTGGCGCAGACTACCGGAACCGCAATTGAAGACACCACGAAGCTTTATTCTCGCCTTAGAATTGCCGCTGACCAGCTAGGATCATCCCAAGCTGAAACCATTCGACTTACTGACATTGTAGCAAAGTCTTTAG